AGATATACGTCGCGACGATCACCACCGCCGCGACGAGATCGTTCGTCGGCGGGACGACCCCGCTGTCACCGGACTCGTCACCCATCGGCCCCACCTCCACCACCGTCGCCGTCGTCGCCACTCTGACTCTCGCCGTCCCCGCCCGAGTCGTCGAACTGGAACTCGATCCCCGCGAAGTTGTTGATCTCGATCCCCCACATCCGCCCGAGCAGGACGCCGACGACGACGCGGATGAACACGAACTGGTCGGGAAGCCGCGCGACGCCGAACCCCGCACCGACCTCGAGGACGCCCCACACGAGCACGACGAGGATCGTCAGCAGCTTCCGGCCGTGGCTGTTGCCGTCGTGGAACACGAGCGTGAGTAGGAGACAGTACGCCTCGGCGACGACGCGACCCTGCGGGTCATCCCGCCACCGCCGTCTGAGTGCATCCGGAGAGGGTTGCATCTACGTCGCGTTACGTGTAGACTCCCGTGAGTGTTCGGGGTCGCACGCAGTGCCACACCCTTTTCCTCACCGCCAGCGAACACGGGCGTATGAGTCGCCACCGCACACTCGTCGCGGTCACGGCCATCGTCGGGCTCGTGATCTACGGTGTCGTCTACGTCACGCAGTCGCCGGAGATCGATCCCGGACTCGTCGCGACGATTGCCGCCGGGATCGCGGGCGTCGGCGGGTACGAACTCCGCGAGCGCGGGAAGACGCGCCGTCGCCGGGAGGCGGAGGACGTATGAGCGTCGTCGAGACGCTGGCGGCGTCGCCCCTCCTCGTACTCGGGCTCGCCGTCGTCCTTCGTGCCGTCGTCGCGTGGCAACACGAGGTGACGTGGCCGGAGTACCGCACGCTCCACGGACTCCGTCGGCTCGTGTTCCCCCGCCTCGACCGGCTCGAACCGTTCGGCTTCCGGCTGTTCACCACCGAGAAGGGCGGCCGAGACGACCCCGAGTTCCTCCGGACGGTCGCGACGGACGTGCGGGCGACGGCCTGCCGCCTTCGCGACGGCGGCGGGTCGCTCCACCTCGTGTCGAGCGTCAAGCGCCGCCCCGACACCCACGGTGATCCGCTGTCGGCGGCCCACGTCGTCTGGACGCACCCGGCGACGCCCGCCCACGCCGAGCCGATGCAGACAGAGGCGTACCTGTTCCGCAACGGCGACGGGACGACCGACGTGTACGCCCACTACGAGGCGAGCGTGATCGCGCCGGAGGCGCACCTCACCACGGTGCAGCGGGACGGCGACCCCCGCGGCGTCGTGACGGCTGCGCTTGACGCGCCCGCCGACGCCACCTCGCCGTGGCGGTGTCCCGACTGTCACGACGACCCCATCCCGGCGTTCGTCGGCGACGCGACCGGACTCGATGCACCCGAGCCCGTCCGGTGCCGGGAGTGTGGCCGCCGCCCGCGGCAGTGACGCCCCGGACCGAGGGGCTTAGTATGTCACGCGACATATGTCTCGTCGTGATGGACATCAAGGTCGATCCGGAGGACTGGGCGATGGGCACGGCGGCGCTCACCGACGACGCGCACGCGAACCGCATCCGGAAGTGCATCCGTGAGGAGTACCTGCTCGCGGCCGTCCGGTACGAGGCGACGCGGCGGGTCACACGGCAGGATCGGGTCGCCCGAATCAACCAGCGTCTCGCGACCATCCGGGAGTACGACCTGTGAGCGACCGCTCGAAACCCGATCCCGACGAGCCGTGGCGGTACGTCTGTCCCGACTGTGGCCGACAGGTGCACCGCCAGCCGTCGACGACGCGCTACCGCTGTCACCACTGCGGCGAGTCGTTCGCGTTCGACGCCCTCCGCGACAAAGCGCGCGACCCGCGGTGACGCCGTCCGAAACCCTTAGTCCGTCAGGTGACATATCGCCAGTCGTGACTCACCACGAGGACAACCGTTCGATCCAACTGCAGCCGGAGACCTACAGTCGTCTCAAGGCGCTTCGGCGACCGACGGAGACGAACACGGCCGCCGTGCTTCGTGCGATGGACGCGCTCGCCCGTCGCCAGGCCCTGCCGACGCCGGTCGTCGCGCGGATGGACTCCACCCCCTCCGACTTCGACTTCAACCGGCCGGCCGACGACGCGAGCGCGAACTCGTACCGGATTCGCGAGGAGGCGTACGAGCGCCTCGCCGCCGAGCAGACGGACGGCGACGACTCGCTGTCGGACGTACTCGACCGCGCCCTGGACGCCCTCCAGCGGGAGGCGGACCTGTGTCTCGCCGTCAACGAGGTCGTCCACGGCGACGCCGCGGAGGTACAGGAGGCGTGACGATGGCCGACGACTTCGACGACCTCCCGCAACCCGACTTCGAGGGCACCGTCGCCACGGACGCGCTTCACACGGACGGCGACAACCCCAACGAAATGACCGACGAACAGCTCGGGCTGCTGTGCGACCGGATGCGGACTCGGGGCTGGCTGGGCGGACCGATCATCGCAGACACTGATGGGCTTATCGCCGACGGAGAGCACCGACTCAAAGCAGCAGATGAGATTGGTCTCTCCGAAGTGCCAGTAATACAACTCGATGTTTCTGACACCGAGCGTCGCCTCATTCGGCAGGAACTGAATAAAATTCGCGGGGGCCATAACCGTGACCGAGACGCATTAGAATTCGACCGAATCTTATCGGATGGTCATGCTGACGAACTCGAAGAACTGATAGCGACGACAGAGCAAAATCTCGAAGAACTACTAAATGACATCGATCACGGATCGGGTGAATTCACCGAATCGGTAGAACCAGCAAACGATCCGAACGAGGAATGGTCCGAATCTGGAACTGTCCGCGATACGAACGAGGACTTGTCACCAGAACACACAGTCACTGTCAATCTCCGAAACGACGACGACCTCAGAGAATTTGAGGAACTGATCGGACAAGAAGTCTCGGCGGAGCACCACAATACAGTCTGGTACCCGCCTGCCGACGAACTTGATGCCTCCGACTCTGTCGCGGTCGGTGATGTCGATGAGTAATACCCAACCACTGTTTCCAATCTACGTCGTCTCTCACAATCGTGCCGAGAACTGCCGAACCCCGCGCTATCTGCGCGACATTGGAGTGTCATTTTCTATCGTTATCGAAAAAGACGACTATGACAGCTACCGAGATTACTTCGACGCGGATCGACTCCTCACAGTCCCACAGCGCTACCACGACGACTATGAGACGTACGACGATCTTGGAGACAAGAAACCAAATGGCCCTGGTCCAGCTCGAAACTTTGCGTGGGACCATGCCGAAGATGCAGGCCACGACTTCCACTGGGTTATGGACGATAATATCTCGTATTTTCTGTACTACGTAGACAACCACGAAGTAAAGGCGGGCGACGGGACCGTACTCCGTGCGATGGAAGACTTTGTTCGGCAGTACAAGAACATCTCAATGGCTGGGCCACGCTACGAAATGTTCAACATCAAACGTGAGAAACGACCTCCGATCACCGCGAATACGAGAATCTACTCGTGCAACTTGATCCGGAACGACACGGGATACGAGTGGAAAGGTCGCTACAACGAAGATACAGACCTCTCGCTTCGGATGCTCAAAGACGGTTGGTGTACTGTCCTGTTCGGGCTTCTCCTCCAAAAGAAGCGAACGACGCAAACCTACAGTGGCGGCAATACCGAGAACTTCTACAGTTCTGAAGGGACGTACAACAAGTCGAAGATGCTGAAAGAACAGCACCCTGATGTGACGACACTCACGAAGAAGTGGGGGCGCTGGCACCACCGTGTGAACTACCGACCGTTTAAGGGTAATGAGCTTAGAAAAAAAGACGGTCCTCCAGAGAGCGGTAACTATAATCTATCAGTAGTTCCGAGGGACAACCATGACTGACTCTAAAGACATCTGCGGCGAACCGACGGTTGACGGAACGCCGTGCCAGCGCTCGGAGGGCTTCGGAACCAACCGCGACAGCGGTCCATGCATGGATCACGAGCAGGAGCGCCCCGTGCTACGGAAGTTCACATCACAGCGCCGCGAGCGGATCATCGGCGCGGCCAGCAGCGGGGCGTTCAAGAAACACATCGCGCAAATGGCCGAGATTGACCCGGATACACTCGAACGGTGGCTCCAGATGGGTGAGGAGGACGAACAGAACGGTCTCGATACCAAACTTGCCGAGTTCTATACGGACTGGCAACGTGCGCGCGGCGCTGGGGCACTCCAAACCCTCCAGAACGTGTCCGACGAGTTCCTCGCTGAACGGGCGTACGGCTATACCAAAACCGAGACCCGAAAGCACGATGTAGAGGAGGGCGGCAAAATGGACGTAACGATCCAGCGCGAGGCCACGGATGAGCACTAAAGTCAAACTCGGCGGCGAGTACTGGGACGCCCAACTCCGGACGTTCGACGCGCTCGACTCCGGCGACTACGACCTCGTGGTGTTCCGCGTCGGCTACGCCGGGGGCAAGACGATCACGGGGTGCGACTGGATCCACCAGACGGCAGTGCAGGTGCCGGAGTCGGACAACCTCGTGATGGCCCCGGACTACGCCAAGGGCGGCCCGGCCACGTTCAAGACGTTCTTCGAGCGCCTCCCTGGCGAGAACACCGTCCCGGACCAAGGCGGCGACCCGGAGCACAGCCCCATCGTCGCGAACTACCACGACGTGAAGCGGCGGCTCACGTACGCGAACGGCAGCGTCACGCGGCTCGGCAGCGCGGACAAGTGGAACCGGTACGCCGGGTCGGAGTTCAACGCGATCTACTGCGACGAGCCGGCCCACTACGATAACACCGACCTGTACGACCTGACGGAGATGCTCACCTCCCGCCAGCGGACGCACGCCGGCCCGAACGTGATGCTGTGGACCTCGACCGGCGCGGGGTTCAACGACTACTACGACATCACGGAGCGACAGGTCGGCGCGGATGGCGAGTCGGAACTCCCGTGGGCCGACCGGATGCGCGTGATCGTCGGCGACTCGCGGAACAACCCGTTCCTGCCGGACGACGCCCGCGAGAAGCTGCGCCGACAGTTCGAGGGGACCGACCGCGAGTCGCAGGCCCTCGCCGGGGGCTTCGCCGCGCCGACGGGACTCGTGTATGATGACTTCTCACGACAACGCCACACGCGCAATCGCTCGGCCATTACTGAGCAATTAGACGGCGATTGGCGCGTGTACGGCTACGACCACGGGTGGGACGACCCGCGTGTCGTCCTCGAGATCGGCCGGACGCACTACGGGCAGTTGGTCGTACTGGACGAGTTCTATCGCGAGGGCGTCGAGTACCAGCGTGCCGTGGAGTGGCTGGCCGACCGCCCGACCGGCACCGTCTACGCCGAGCACGAACCCGAACACCAGCAGGCGTTCCGTCGCGCTGGGTTCGGCGTCGAACCCGCGACGAAGGACCTGGACGAGGGGATACCCGCCGTCCGCGACCGACTCGACTGGCGTGACGATCCCGAACAGCGGGCCGGGCTCCTCGTCGTGGACGACTGCGTGAACACCATCCGCGAGTTTCAGGACTACCAAGAAGAAGAGGTCGGCTCGGCGACCGCGGTCGACCACGCGATGGACGCGCTCCGGTACGCAGTGATGGGAGTTGATGGCGAGTCGCTGGATGGCGGGATGGAGGTCCTCGACTGGTAGCCTCGCCCCGTCCGGTACCTTCATGTGTCACACGACACAAGCACGAGTGTCGGCACCGACCGATCCGCCGCCAGTGCGCGTGGTCCGGTGGCACCGGACGCGACCACTCTGCACGCCCTGGCCTCGAAACGGTACGTCGTCGGAGTCGACGTAGTCTGACTCTGCCACGCCGTCCGCGCTTTTCTCGCGGGCGGCTACCCTTACCGTCCGCCGACCCGAACGCCTAACAGACGCGCCCACAGAGTCGTGGGTATGACAACGCAGTCGCTCATCGTTGGCGTCGCGACGGGGACCGGCACCGAGCGCGTGCCCGTCCGCGGCGACCGGACGGAGTGGACGCACGACGACACGCTCCTCGTGTTCGACGACGACACGCAGATCGCCGAGTTCCCCGCCGCGCAGTGGGTCGTCCGCGACGGCAACCTGGAGGGATGACGGATGGACTTCACCGACGACGCCCCGACCGACGACGCGACGGGTGACGGTGTCGCGACCGACGGCGCGACGGCGACCGTGGACGACGCGGACGGGTTGGAGGTGCCCCCGCCCGAGGTCGCGACGCCGGACGACGTGGAGCGGTACAACCTCGAGTTCGCGAAGGCGAACGGCACCGTCCCGGAGTTCCGCTCTCGACGCGCCACTGCCGAAGACGGTGAGGCGGCGTTCGCGAAACAGGACGACAGCGAACTCGCCCGGAACACGAAGCACCGCGCCGAGTTCCCGTGGTTGTCGGACCCGAGCCGCGGCGTCCGGTGGGACTTCGACCCCATCGCGCTCCGGAACCTCGCCCAGACCAACACGTGGGTCGGGATGCTCGTGCAGTCGATCACCAAAGAGATCGCCGAGACGCCGTGGACCATCGTCAACGCGGACGGCCGTACCGAGACCCAGAAGCGCCTCGCGACCCACCCCGACGAGCGAACGCCGGTCGGGAAGGCCGACGACACCGACGAACTCCCGGACGCGACGGCCGAGCGTATCCACGACCTCCTGCTGCGCCCGAACCCCGATCTGACGTGGCAGGACATGGTCGAGCAGTGGATGGCCGACCTGCTGGAGATCGGCTCGACCGCGACCGTGAAGGCGTTCCACCGCTCCGCGTACGGCAGGGAGAGTGGCGACGAGTTCGTCGCGGACCCGCAGACGGTCGAACCCCGCGCCCTCCAGCCGACCGCGCCGGAGGTATGGACCAAGGACTACCACGCCCGGACGGGACTCGTGGACGGCTACTGGCAGTTCGACGATCACCGCTCGCCCGGCTCGGGGTCGGTGGACGACACCACCGTGGGCTTCCGCGGCGGCGGGTCGCCGGACTTCTTCGACACCGCCGAGGTGATCTGGAGCGACATGAGCCCGCGGACGAACCGCCGGTACGGGATTCCGCCGACGCTGCTCGTCGAAGACTTCCTGCAGTCGCTGGATCTCGCCGTTACGCAGGAACAGCAGTACCTCTCGCGGGGGTCGATCCCGTCGGGCGCGTGGGTCTTCGAGCAGTGGGACCGCGAACAACTCCGCGAGCGTCGCCAGGTGATGGAGGAGAACGTGAAGGGGAAGCCGCACAAGTCGTTGATGTTCGCGGGCCAGGGCGGCGACGTGTCGTTCGAACCCATGTCGATGAACTTTCAGGAACTGGAGTTCACCGAGCGGATGAAGTGGTACGCTCGCGTCGTCGCGTCGGCGTTCCAGGTACCGACGGCCGTCGTCGGGATCGAACCCGAGCGGGTCAACTACAACACGTTCCAGGGGGAGCGGGAGAACTTCGAGTCGAACACGCTCGGGCCGTACCTCCAGAAGCTCGAACGGCTCATCAACCACGACTTCATCCATCCGCACTGGGGCGTCGGGTCGTACCGCTTCGAGTTCAAACCGGGGATGTCGGAGTCAACGCGGGCGATGATCTCCGAGCGCGTGACGCGGGAGTTCAACGCCGGGATTCGTCGCCGGAACGAGGCTCGCCGCGAGATCGGGCTCGGCGAAGTGGACGAGGAGTTCGACGGGTTCCAGGACGATGTCGTGGCGGATACCTCCGCCGAGGACGCCGAAGACGCGCTCGGCGAGCTCGTCGCGAGCGAGATCGACGGCGACACGGCCGACCCCACCGCGAAACAGGAGACGTTCGACGACTACCCCGACGCCGCGCGTGAGAACGCCCGGATGGCACTCGAAGCCCGCGAGGACACAGACAACCCGAACGACTGCGGCACCGACACCGGGTGGGCACGAGCGAACCAACTCGCCGACGGTGAACCGCTCTCCGAGGAGACGGTTCGCCGGATGGCGGCGTTCCGGCGCCACCAGGACAACGCCGAGATGGAGGATGACGAAGGGCGCGCCGACTGCGGGTGGATGATGTGGAAGGCGTGGGGTGGTGAGGAGGGCGTCGCGTGGGCCGAACGCACGGTCGAGCGGTTGGACAGCGACGACGGAGAGACGGCCCAGTCGCGCGGGGGCGAGACGGGAAACGGGCACGGCGGGACGGTGGCGAAGGACGAACCCCTCCGCGAGACGGACGAATGGTATCAATTCGACGTGCAACCGGGCATGATCGA